TGTATCCTCAGCGCCACAGTTTGTACAAACACTAATAGAGGCTTTACATCCATCTTCGATGTATTTTTTCAAGCAACGTGCGATGCATTTTGAAAAAGAGAACATGTCCATTTCTTTATCTTTTTGGAGTTGCTCAACAAGATATTGCACCGGCGCGCCGTGACGGAGGGCCAAAGATATTGTTCTTGTATAGCCGGCGTGGTTTGCATTATCGAAAACACTTACGATGTCCTTGATTATTACTTCGTCCCCTGTTTCTCCAAAAGCTAAGTCGTATTTATTTGCCTGAGTTTTAAACGATCTCTTTGTGAGTTTCCCGGTAGAATATTTTTTTGGTATTTCTATTAGCTCAGCTTTTCCTCCCATGATCTCATATGGTTTGCCATCCAGCATTCCAACTAACATAACCCAGCGCTCACCCTTTACGGTTGTGTGATGGATTTCGCAGTCAAGAGTTTCCGGGCGCTTAGGGGCATGTCTTGTTGTTATTTCGTCTTTTTGGGTTTTTTCTTCTGTTGAAACCAAAACACCGGATCTAGAACCTTCCCGATACACCGTAATTCCTTTACACCCAAGTTCCCATCCTTTCATATATATGTCTTTTACGGTTTCCACATCAATATCAGCTGGAAGATTTGTAGTGTTAGAAATGGCATGACAAATCCATTTTTGTGCCACAGACTGCAATTTTACCTTTGCTCTCCAATCGATTTCATTGGCTGTTGCGCCGGCGTACGGACTGTGAGAAACTGCAATACTAGGATCATCCTTATCCCATTCACAATCAGGGCCTGTTGAATCTAACCACTGTTTAAATGCGTGATGATATACGTTAAACTCTGTCCATCTGTCGCCAAGGTCATCGACGAAATCAACAGATGCATCTTCATCATTGGGGTTTATTTTCTTTCTTCTTTTGTAATAAAGCATGAAGGCAGGTTCAATACCTGAAGTGGTTTGTGTCAAACACGACACAGAGCCGGCTGGTGCAGTTGTGGTGTTTGCAATATTTCGCCGGCCGTAAGTCTTGTAGTCATCAATTCTTTCCGGTAACAATTCAGATACGATCCGATCCAAAAACGGGTGGCCAAGCTCTCGCTCTACGTCACAAATTGGAAAAGCACCTCTTTCTTTTGCGAGGATGATCGAAGATTCATATGAATTTAGAGCTAACCACTTATATAATTCCTCAACAGTTTCTATAGACGACTTACTGCCGTATTTTTGTCCGAGCATTGCAAGTGCATCCCCTAATCCTGTGATCCCCAAACCGGTGCGTCGACCTCGAATTGCTTGTGCTTTAATAAACTGCCAAAGCTCTTTTTCGGGCCTTTTAACATATTCAGGCTCTGGATCTGAATCTACCTTGGCTATAATCTTGTCGATTTGCTCGATCTCAAGATCGATCATGTCATCCATTAGACGTTGTGCTTTTTGGACGACTTCAGCATATTTACCCCATTCAAAAGTCGAATCGCTTGTCCATGGGTTCTTTACAAAAGAAGTTAAGTTAACTAACATTAATCGACAAGAGTCTCCAGGGGATAAAATAATTTCTCCACATGGGTTTGTCGAGGTAGATCCAAAACCTTCGTTTTCGTAGATGTCGGATGGTGTCATTCTTTTTGCAGTGTCCCAAAAAAGAACTCCAGGCTCAGCGGATGCATGTGCACCTTCAATGAGAGCATTCCAGACCTGAGGTGCTGAAGCTGGCTGGACGATCTCTGGGTTTTCTGACTCGACTGGCCATCGCTGCTCATAAATCTCGTTTTTTTGTACTGCTTCCATAAATTCATCTGTTACACGAACAGATATATTGGCGCCAGTCACACGTGCAAGGTCGCGTTTGATTTTGATAAAATCATTTACCTGGGGATGATGAACTGAGATAGAAAGCATCAACGCACCGCGGCGGCCGCCTTGGGCAACCTCTCGACACGAATTAGAAAATCGGTCCATAAAAACTTCAATACCATCTGTAGTTCTAGCGGCATTTTCGCATGACAATCCCCTTGGTCGGATGTTGGATATGTCAAACCCCACACCACCACGACGTTTCATTATCTGAACCTGTTGTTGGTCCGAATGCAGAATACCACCATACGAATCATGAGGAGATTCTATTACAAAGCAATTAGATATCGACTGTATCTGATAATCATTTCCAATCCCCGACATCGGAGATCCTTGCGGAACTATGTATTTGAAATTTTTGAAAAGAGAAAATATCTCTTTTTCAGACATTGGATTTTCATACTTTTTTTCTACTCGAGAAAATTCTCTCGCTAGCCGGCGATGCATATCATCCGGGGTTTTTTCATAGTAATTTCCCTCAAGGTCTTTAAGAGCATACTTTCCAACAAAGACACCAGCAGCTAATTTGTCACCGTTAAAATATTCTAAAGAAGCGTTGTAGACTTCGTCATAAGTAAATTTTTCATTCATAGTCATTTAACTCCCGTTTAGCTGTTTGAACCTGGTTCCAAAGTTCTTTCATTTTTTTCTTAGGGTTTGTGAGCATATCATACTGTTCTTGCTCATCTTCACCTATTACCTTAAAAGTAGATTTTGATGTGTCGATTTTTATAATCATGTTCAGACCATCCATACCAGCCCTGTTTTTAGCGACGAACAGCCTGGCGTATCCTGAGGCTTTTTCCTCTGGTTTTCTACTTAACCCCAAAACTAAATCTGACACTTGCGCCTTCCCATAAGATTCACCCATGTTTTCAAGACCAACCATATCAGCGTTGGCTCCAGATCGGTTTGACTGGCTGGCAGTCCATACGGGAATATTAAAGTCTGCAGCCATTTGCCGCAATTCTTCGTAGATTAGCTGCAATTCCAAGCGCAGTGCATCGTAAGATCTCGTTGATTTCATTACATCTGCATAGTCTATAATAACAACTGATGGTGTGTAATTTCTAAGTTTAAGTTTCTCGAGATGGTTTCTAATGGTGTTAACACTAGCAGATCTGCAGGGATAATATTTGATAATCAAATTACCGTACTCATTGTCTTCGTAGTGTTTTAAGACTTCCTCTTTTCTCTCTATTAGATCGGAAACAGGAATATCTGTAATATTAGCGTCGTATCTCTTTCCTGTCAGGGTTTCGGAAAGTTCGAATGTGTAGTGTACAACGGTTTTTCCTCTCTTTAAAGCCTCAGCGCCCATGTTGACAAGCCAGTGAGATTTACCAACACCGGTTGGGGCAACAACGACACCTAATTCGCCGCGGCCGAGACCGCCATCGAGTACTTCTTTTTGGTCAAGTTGGGGTATACCCGTTGGAGTCGTGATCCGTTGAATTTCGTTAAATCTAGCTTCGACGTCCTCAAAGAACTCGTGACCTATCGATTGGGGCATACCAACTGAAACTGCAGTTCTCATCAGGTCAACAACCGATTCAAACTGTTCGTCTTGAACTAATTCAACAGCCTGAGTCAATGCTTCTTTAAAAGCCTGTCTCTTGCAGAACTGTAGAGACTTTTCTTTGACATACGGCAAATCTTCAGGGTGTTGGTTCATCCTCATTCTCTGAAGAAAAGCTACGATCTGATCTTTTAAAAGCTGGTCGGCTGTTTCTTGAGCTAGCTCATCTCTAATAATCTGGATTAGAAGCTGCATTGTCGGAAAACAACGGTAGCTATCATAATAATTAAAATAATGGGTCGTAAGATATTGTAGATACTTTAAATCAAAATATTCTGGCGACATGACTTCGTGCATTTGCTGAGCCCATTCTTTGTCTGTTGCCATACCTTGAAATATTTTTTCTTGGAAAGTTTTTCCATACGCACTAAAATTAGTTGTGGTGGAGGCCACAGCCATTTTGACACTTGCCATTTTTACCTCGAAATGTTTATACAGGAATTAATTCTTAAGTAAAGTCGATCGACATCGAAAGCACGAGGAACGTCGACTCCTTCTTGGATGATGTCTTTTAAAAAAGCAAACTTATTTTTTACTGGGTCATAATTTTCGACGGCAAACTTTAGCTTTTTCACATGTTCAGCTGATAGGTTTGAGTTATCTAAATACATAAGTTGCCAATTCCTTTTTGGGACATCGGGTTGCGAAAGGATATTGCGTAAAACCGCATATGATTTTTCAGAATTCCTCTCTGCACACAGACTAAGTATGTCGTCTACACTAACAAAGTCGGAGCTTTTTAGCTCGGGAAAATGCTTAAGTAGTGACTTAAAACCACAACCTTTTATTCCAGAGATACCGTCAGAACTGTCTCCGATAAATGATCTAGCTGTAATAAAATTTTCCACACTCAAGCCATATCTTTCCTGGACATAATTTGGACCCATTATTTTTTTGGATGCCGGGGAATACTGCGTAGTTTCGCTGCTTAGCAATTGGTGTAAGTCTTGATCCATTGAAACAATCAATTTTTCTTTTCCTGGGAAAGCATATCTGCAGACATAACCAATTATATCGTCGGCTTCGCACTGATCAACATACACTTGCTGTACTGGAACGTGTTGCAACAGTTTTGTCAACAGTGCAATTTGATAATTGAAGTTTTCGGCTGTGTCTGGGATATCTTCATATATGTCTGAGCGGTTTAATCTAATTGGTTTTCTGTTCAATTTGTATTCGGGAAGTATCTGGCGACGTCGTGCAGATCCTCCACCTTCCCAGCAGACAATAACCCGTGAAGGTTTGAACTTGTCGATATACATTGATAACGATTTCATAAAACCTACAGAGCCACCTAAATGGTGACCGTGTGACGACATTAGTGGCACGACGCAATATGCGCGCGCAAAGACGTTGTAGGCGTCGACTAGAAGAATCGGCCCTTCAGACATAAAACCCCCTTGGTGTTTATATAATGTAATTACATTTTTGCTTTTTTACACAAAAACTATTCGTTTGGATCGACAAAATCCTCTTCTAAAGTCATTGAAATTTGACGCATTTCTTCGTAAGATTCCGCGTCGATTTCAGAGTCTTCAAGGGATCTTCCCGTGATTTCTGCAAAGGCAGAATGAAAAACAAGTTGAACAAACTTTTTGTAATTTGGATCGGACCAAACTTCGCCAAAATCTGTTTTATAGAATTTTTTCTCTAGTTTAAGCTCTCCAGTCTTTGTGTCGACGACCGTAAGAGTTTTCCATGCGCCGGTACCGTCGATACTAATTGCGCAATCTTCATAAATAACAGGTCCGCAATCTTTACAGTGCCTCCTCAATACGTCAAAGGCCTGTTCGTGTTCATGAACACCCTTACCAAAATGGATCTCGAAATTAACGGTTCTAAATGGAGGCGCGACCTTGTTTTTAATCGTTTTGGCTGAAACATTAATCCCGATAATGTTGCCTTTCTTGTCCTTGATCTGTTGCCCAGCGCCCAGCTTGATGCGAACAGATGAATGGAACGGGATAGCCTTTCCTCCCGGTGTGGTTGTTGGATCTCCGTATAGTACACCAACTTTAGTTCGAATTTGGTTTAAACAAACAAGTAAAGCTTTTTCTCCTGCAATGACACCGGTAATTTTTCTCATACCTTTTGAAATTACCCGAGCATTGAGACCAATACTTTCTTTGTCGTAATCCCCAAGTAATTCAGCTTTAGGGGACGTGGCTGCTACAGAATCCCAAATAATTGTAATTGGAACATCTTTTTGGAGAGCCTTTGCTTTGAGGATAGTTTTTTCAGCAATACTTAAAACCTCCTCCGTGCAATGAGTGTCGACATACACAAACCGCTTTTCAATATCTACTCCGAGAAGCCCAAGATTTTCAACCGACGTCGCGTTTTCCGTATCGATATAAACAACAATGCCACCCATTTGTTGGGTTGATCTAGCAATCTGAATTGCGATGTGTGATTTTCCGATGGATGGCGGTCCGAATATTTCCACAATTCTGCCAACCGGTAGTCCGCCGTTTGGTTTGCCGGAAACAATGTAATCCAACTGTTGACAGCCGGTCGAGACCCATCGATCAACATGCGTTGGAGATTCATCAACAGCAAGGTTGTACGCAACTCTTGCTCCGTGGTCCTTGTTTAGAGATTTAATTAAATCGGCAGTAAAGTCTGCTTCACCTTTTTTTCGCGCCATGGTCGCTCTCCTGTATATGCTAATATAATACGTTGTTTTAAGAATCTTTATAAAAAAAAGGAGAGAGATTTTTACATCTCTCTCCAAGGCATTGAAACGATAATCACGTTAGATTAAAACCCTAAATCTTCTTCAAGATCAGCAAATGCATCATCTAAGTCATCACCATAACTCTTATCGGTTTTCCCACGAGCCGGCTTTTTAGAAGGACGCACTGTTTCAGTTTGTACCTTCTGCTCAACGTCTTGAGTATCATCTTCGCCGTTCAACCAGTTATTAACAATTGTTTCTAGTTGTTCGTAGGACTTCAAGGAATACAGATCATCTAATTCTGGAATGCTTGTTGTCCATTCATCGATCTGCTTTTTATTACCCAGCGCGGTTGCCTTTGGTCTCGGCATGACGTCAGTCGTTGACCACATCTTACCAGGCTGTTTTGTACAGGTAACCTTGACATCGTGCCCTTCGTGTACATCAGTGATATCACCATAATCCGGATCAAGCATAATGTTTAGGAGGTTCTGGTATACAGTCTTTCCAAACGCCCAAAGTCGTACGCCTTGGTCTTCCTCACCACGAACAATTACAGCTGCATATGTTCGCATCTTCGGATACAGCTTTTTAGCCATATCGTAAGATTCCTTAGTGCCCTCTTCCTTTAGCTTCTGAATAAGTTCTTGAACAGGATCGGGTTTACCAAATTGATGGGGAGTCAAGAGTCCCGGGTTGTTTCCGATATTGTAGTAAAACCAACGCTCCTTAAAAGGGTTACCGTCATTATCAGTAAAACCGATAATTCGTACGGTGACGGTTTCTCCCTCTGGTGGTCGCCACATTACGCGGCGCTTTGAATTAGCACCAGAGAGTGCGTTTAGTTTCCTACGAATTGCGTCAAAATCAATAGCCATGTTTTTTCTCCAAATGTTTAAATGTTATTGTCTTTTTTGAACTGTCGACAGGTTTGCCGACCTCAATAAATTACATCAGTTTAAACGTTTGTACAAAAAATTATCACTTTGTTTGAACAAAATTGTAAAGCTTTTCAGCCTCAGCAATAATATCTTCAGTAGTCGGAAATGCAGGATAAGTGACGGTACTAACGTCGAAAGTCTTATCTCTATCCAGGCTTAGGTGCATGTGTTGCGTGACTCTTTCATGCTCCATTTGGTATCTTTGCATTAGGATACCTTCAGCTTGCGAAAGCAAACCAGCGCGAAGTGCGTACGGATTATTACTACTCATTTTTTCTCCTGTGTGTTTTGTGTAGTGTGAATGTGCAATATGCACAAAACTATATTACAGGATCTAAAAAAAATGTTTAACGTTTTTTGGACCGACCTTTTTTATAGCCCTTCATGTTTTTATGCGAGTATCCAAGCGGTGCTTGATATCCTCTAATAGAGCCTGGCATGCCGCCAGGCGCACCAAGTGCACTATACTCGTCGGCGTCATCTGCGTATCTTTCATCTTCAGAGGAAAGATCTGGCTCTCCGAGTATTCCGTTTTCAGGTTTGTCGGCATCGTCCTCGGCCTCAAAAAGCTCTGGGTGTTTCTTTTTAATTTCTTCTTTAGACATCCCAGATGCTTTCATTCTTGCAATCTTCACGTCTTTAAAGTCGTTTTTGTCGTCTTTGTTTTGGTCAACTGCTTCTTTTATAATTTGCCTAATAAAGAAACGAAGTGATTTTAAATCTTTGCGCATAACATAAACTCCAGTCTGTAGCGATTATAATTATGCTTACGTTTTATTTCAACTACAAAATTATCTTTGAAGATGCAGATAGCAATTTTGCAAGATTGTTGTTCTGTGTATCGTTCCCTGCAGTAAGAAGGGCCAACACTTCCTCGGAAGTTAAAGTCACGTTATTAGTTACAGCCAACTCAATCGACCTTTCCTTCCACAAAGTTCCGGCAAGATCTGAATTGCGTTTGTAGAGAAGACCCAATTTTTCAATATGCCAATCTGAATCGTGCGGCGTAAACATTTGGTGTTCCGATGTGCCGTATTCTCCCAAGGCTCTCATAAAAGCAACTGTGTATATAGTTTTTGCTTCGTATCCATACCCAGCAACAAGATTTATTTTTCGCATGTTCTGCGCCAACAGAAGAGCAAATTCGATGCACCCGCCCGGGCAGCAACCAAATTCGTCTTTTTGAGCGTTAGCAGGGCTCATGAGTAGATCTTCACCTAGTGAGTCGACTAAGGTTGACAATCCTGGGTTTTCAAGTTTTTCTACTATTTCAGTAAATTTAATCCAATTTTGTTCTAGGTTTTCTTCAGTTGACATTTTTCCTCCTGATATTGTTTATAATACCAGGATAGAACAATTTTTACAAGGATGCCCAGTTTTTTCTTGATATATAAATTAAAATTGCAGATTCTCCGGAAAGATACTGAAATTTTGCTCTCTCTAATTTTAGATTTGATTTTTGTCTTGCTGTTGCAGCGACTAACGTTGACTGAAACCAAAAAGCATAGGTTCTCAATATTTTTTTAACGTCTCCAGACTCTGAAGCTTCTTTTCGTGCTTCTGACGTCAAAGCTATTAGGATCCCTTTGTTGCTTCCTGTTGAAGAGGAAATTATTTCTGGGTCTTCAAAATAGTCCCTAAGGTGTTTCGAAGCCGGAACTCCAGTCCCGGAAACCATTTGCTTATATAAATTTTCGAGATACTCAGAGGCCGTTGTCGCGGAGATGCTTCCAATGTTCAGGTCAGCTAATAACCCAGTGGGATCTGTGATTGCTCGAGCTTTTACTTCTGCCATTCTAGACGAGGGCCGGCCGACAAGAAGCGGTGTAGGTTTCTCATTTACTTTACGTAATTTTTGGGTCTTAGAAGATTTTTCTTCTTGATCTCCCTCTTTTTCTAAAAGAAGTTTTAAAAGGCTTAAGCTCATTTTATCTCCGTACACTCTATTGGTAGCTTTATACTGTCATTAATATATAAATATTCCGGAACGGTTCCTTCTCCACTAAATATGCATGCATCATGAATTATCCAATGCGGTACAAGCGTTGGGTTTTCTTTGAAAAAACGTGAAAATCCCAAGAGAGCAGCATCAGCCGCAGAAGACTGCAACCACAAAGATAAAAGGTGATGGCCATGTACATCTTTTACGTTAATTGGTCGGCCAAAATAATTTTTTAAAATATGTTTTTCTTTAGAAGCCTCGAGCTGCTTTATCCATTCATCCATTGCAAAAAATCTCGAGATTTCCGGGACGACTCGAGAACCGTACAGGGACGAAATAATGGAAACTTTCACGTACGATCGATCTCCCTTTATATTCAGTTCTTTCTGTATATTTTCATATAAATCGCCGTCGACTTCCTTGCCGAGAAATGCCAGAAGAAGGCGAGGTTCCATATTTTTAAAATCAATTTGTCGGCAGCCTGAAACTAGATTTCGATGTTCTGCTCTAATCGTTAATACAGAAGGCCCAGAAACAACCCTTAATCGCCCTGTTTTTGTTTTCCTGTCATAACGTACAGGATCGAGAGAGCCAGTGACAGGGTTAAAACCAGGAAGATTTACTTTCATTGCTTTTAGAGACGCGTATCTTACTCTATTGATTTTTGTTGGCTTCATAGACCAGATAAAATCTTGGCATTCTCGCCAGGTTGATTCGTATTCTAAATACTTAACATCTTTTAATTTTTTGGCAACCTCTTCGTTGGCTAATTTTAGTGCTTTGTTAAAACTAGGACCAAGGATTTTTTGCCATTTTGGATTTTCGAGCCCTAATTCCTGAGCCATTCTTTTGTATTTTTTATCGATCAATGAGGGCAAGGGATCATCGACAATGGATAACCATTCGTCGACGGAGTAACGGTGCCTTCCTCCATAAACAAAAGCTTCTTCAGGCACTTCTTCAATCCATCTAAACCCATTTTCGTCTTTGACAAGATGCGTTTCGGTTCCAAACAATATTCCATTAAATACAAGCATAAAGTAATATACACGAGAACTAGTTTATTTATAATCATCGAAGCCTAAATTATTATCACTAACCTTCTTCCGGGAGGCCGCCGGGTGGAACCGGCTCGCCATTGTCCACTAATCCAGGAGGGATGGCATCTCGAGCAATAGCCTGTTGGGCCTCTTGGAACTTGTTGTGGATTCCTTCAAAGACGCCGTTGTATCCGACTTGTTGCAAACCGATGTTTGTTTCATACATGTTTGGGGTTATTTTGTGTTGTGTGTTTGTAACAATGTATATGTTATCAATGGTTGTATTTGTTTGATAATCAAAATAAAATTGCTGTCCGTGCTGAAAGTATGGGCAGCCTAAAGTAGTAAGACTTAGGGTTCCAGGCAACACCTCAAAAGGTATGACCTCTTCATTTTGTGTACCGGAAGGTTGTCCACCAGACTTCATCGCCCGGGCCAGATTGACTAGTTGGGCAGCAGGGTCGGTGTTTGCACTGACAGTAGCAGCCTTAATAATCGTGTGCTCCGTACCATATTTTATCGTTGGCATATTTCTGTGAAAAAACCCTTTTAACTTATAAGGTTCGTCGAGAGCAACAGCGTAATACTGCACATCATTAAGAAGAGCAGCATTCGAGTCAGAGGTTAGGGTGGCAAGGTCTTCAGGTTTTGTCTCAAGTTTCTTTAATATGCCCATTTTTTCCATTTTTTCAAACTGTCTTTTTGCGTGGACCGTTTGTTGTCTATCATCCATTCCGGCCTGACAGTCTCCAGGGTTAGTTAAGAGCCGAAGACCGGCTGAGGAAACTGCTCTTATGGCATCGGAGTAGCTTTTATATGAATCGGCCGCAGCATCAAATATTGATATTCTTAATTTTGTTTTCGAATCATCGTCAAGAAAGGGAACTGAGTTGATATCGACCGAAAATTTAGGCGCCACCAAACGTCTCGTTTCACCATAATACTGCTTGCCAGCCTCTGCTAATGCTGAAACATAATTTTCTTTTTTCTTTCCTTTATAATTCGTTGTGACTTCGCCGTTTTTTCCAATCGATGTTGTCACCGCTCCTCCGAGTCCCCACCCGGAATCATTACCCTTATAGGTGTCGACAAAATTAAATATTAAAGATATTATTGCGGCTAGAGGCGGATTAGGAGTAGTCTGTCTAAAAAGCTTGAGGACCTTTATAAATTCTGTCTTTTGAACTGGGATTGCTGCGATCGAACTAAACAGACTAAGACCGTATGAGTCGTCGTTTGCTGGAAAGTATATAAATTCTATTTCGTCAAATACCTTTTTCGATAAAAGCTTTGGAATAATTAGGATAGAGACCAACCGACCCAGGGATATATGACGATCAGTATCAAATCCTTTATGTTTGCTTTTGTTATTTAACGACTGTTTTTCTTTGACACGACCCCACTCGGATGCCCATGGATCGTGACAAAATTGAGCAGATGAAATCTCAGCTTCAGCCGGTAAGACCTTTGCATTAATTCTGGCTTCAATGTCTGCGTACGCGAGGTCGACCGATTCGCGATAGCTTGTTACTTTATCAACAGCTGCGTCTAAAGCGGCTAGAAGATCTTTTGCGACGTCGACTTTGTTTAAACCGGCTGAGGCATATGCTCTTAAATGCGTTTTTATCTTGCCCAAATCATCCGGACTAATAGTAAGAATATCACCGGTAGTTTTAAACTTTCCAAGCGGCACTTTTGGAAACATGTCCTCGATTGCAGCTTTGTCTCTTGTAGATTGAGATATCGTATCTACCAAATCCGTTAAGTCCTCTAACTCCGTGGCACCACCAATCTGCCCGGAAGGTAGCTCAATTGCACATGTGTTATAACCCTTTGAAATTAAATGAAGAGTTATGTTAACTCCTCCATTGGGTGTAAAAGCATAATCAGATCCCATAACTATGAATTTTCTTTTTTGTCTTGCAGAATTAATCAACATTCCATATGGGGTATCTGTGCGAGGATGTGACCAGCCAAATTCTACAATTATCTCCATAGAGGAGGACCTATCTGGTCTTAAAAGCGGGGCGATTTCATGCATTCTGCTGCGATCGTGTAAAAAAACAGCCAACTTTCCACGTACAGTCGCCATAACCACGTTGCTTATGTCAACATTACAATCGAATGATTGGATGGTCATAAATGGTTGAAATGGATCTAATATAGCGTTTTTTCGTTCGGATGATCCTAGGCCCGTAAGGTTCTCGGTGGCATCAACATCAATATATGCTCTTTTCTTGCCCACAAATGTTTGCGGCATTGTAAATAGTTCCATGCCGGCGATTGAAGGTGATAAATCCAAAGAGCCCTCGATTGCGCTGCCGGCTTCGGCAGCCTGAGCGTCCAGGGCTTCAAACGTTTCCTTCATTGCTGCCAGTTCCGAACCTGCCATTACAGATTGCAAAACGTCCTTTGATGTCTTATCCAAATCGCCAAACCCTTTAATAAATTTAACTGCCGACATCGCGTTGCCAGCCCTTTTTTGGTCTGGCTGTTCCAAAGCCGCTGTTTTGGGATCGATTACCTTGACGTCGAGATACGGGACAGCTTGCGAAAAAACTGTTGAAGGTATGCCCTGGGCGAAGAGTTTTACAACGTTTGCATCATTAACAGACCTCATTAGCCATGGCACGTTAAAAGAAGCGATGTTGATGATGGGATTATCTTTATTTACTGGGCCTTCACAATTAATCTCCTTTTCTTCGATGCCTTTGGGAAGATTTCCGCCGAATACTATTGATTTAACATTACATATTTTCGGGTCCGCTTTAAAAAATTCTTTAATATCGTCGAAGTTTTGTGGAAGGCGATTCGGATAATTACCGCAGAAAGAAAAAGCCGGTTCCTTGCTAGGACCTATCTCCCTTAGCCAATCTGGCACTTCGATCGGTGCACCATCTGCACCTTGTGTAAAAAACTCGCCTAGCTTTTCAAAAAACCCCTTTACTGTTACCGCTTCGGAATCTTCTGTCGCCTTGGTCAACTCATATGAACAGACTGGAATCGCTCCCTCCGTGCCCTGCACCAAAACATCCAGCAGTTCGTCCAACTGAACATCTGAGATACCTGCCAGCGATAGTTCTTTGGCTTCTTCACCCTCCTGGTCAAACGCAGTCTCGGGTACAGTATCATACACCATCTGTCTATAGACGTCATTTTTGTCTCGCAAATTATGGTAATTTGATAGCTTTTTGATAGCCTTAGCAAGTTTATCTCTGT